GATACCCGCTGATCCCAGAAGGGTGTTCAGCCCGGTAACGGCTGCCGGAGCCGCCAGCGACCATGTAAGCAAGGGAGTGTTCGGGGCCAGGTTCCGAACAAACGAATACATAGTGCTTTCGTATGATGTCAGCGCGCTGTTTGAGGTTTGGTCAGGAGCGTTCTTGATTTCGTATATTACGTTCGTGTTGTTCGCGTACCTTCCGGCCAGCGCAGTCCAAAAGTTCTGATCGTTTGCTACATTTTGGGAGCCGCAACATTCCGAGTGGTTGTCGACGATCAGATACATGCCTGTGGCTGCCGCATTAGCTACAGCTTTGTCCATGCGCGTCTGCAATGTAGGCACGTCCATCACCGTGGAACTATTCGGCCAGCTTCCCAGATACCCCATAGCCCGCACGCAGTTAAACTTTCCCACCTGGGATAGTTGCGTCCACCAACTTTGCAGCGACAGCGCCGAGTCATACAGCGGGCTCATAATATGAGCACTCGCGCATACCAATTGCGAGCCGTTATCAGCTAATAATGTGGCTGCCTGAATAACCGGACGGCTGCGAATCGGCGTTGTTCCGTTACCAGTTTGGCCGTTGTTTCCGGTGCCTGTTCCAGTGCCGCCTCCAGAGCTCCCATAACTCGGGAATCTAAACAGTTTGGAATATCCACGGGGAATACACCGATGGCCGATAGCGTTGCAAATGTAATCGAATGTGGCGGTAAATGGTTGTGTCTGAGCCGCCGTCGCGTTGTAATTGTTGTTCATCAATCCAACCGAAACGGCCGTCATCGTACGGCTGAACGGAGTAAAGGAATGAAAGGTGACGCCATCGGTCGAATAAGAAAGTGTCCATGTAGTACCCGCTCTTGCCATTTCCAGCAAGACCGATCCGGCTACCGGGCTACTTCCTACGACAAAATCACCGACCGTAGTGGTGTTGCCAGCTACCATGCTTTGACAGGTGATTACGTACGCCGATGCGAATCCGCTCCACGTGTAGTAGCACCACACCAAATTACTGGCGTCTTGAACAATCGTCATCCCTGCGCCGTAATACGTGGAGCCCGTCTGTAGCGGTGGGGATGCGTCCACTTTCGTAAGTATGTCGAAATCCGTATCGGCCATCGCCTGGGTTTCCTGGACCCAGCCGCTAACGAAATCATGGTTTACACCACCGGGCGCGAACAGTGCCAGTTCCCCATTCCCTTGCGTTGCCGTTCCCCCTCGTAGATTCGCGCCTGACCAAATCACGGAACTGATTGTGTTGCCTGTGAACCAATCCGCTTTTATACTTGTCACCGCAGCATAAGCGCATACCGCCAATACGGCTAGCGTCAGACTGCCTACTAGTGCTAACTTTTTCATGCGTAATTAAAGGCTTCTGGGTCTTTTTTAGTTAGACGGGGTAATGTGATTGGTGAGGCGAACCCCTCGGAGCGAAGCCGTGGCGGCCGAGGTATCCGTGGTGTCCCGACCAAGTTTCAGAATCTCTTCCTGTCCGCTCGCGCATCCCGTCATCACTAAATTGGTCAATGTCGCAATCGTCATCGTGTTGGCTGTAGCTGCCGATGTGGATGTGATTGTTTGCGCACTAAGAAATACCGGATTCAGTTCATCGTTGCCTGCCGGTATGCAGGCGACGGCAACGGTCCATTTAACCTGCTGGGACGCAGCGTTGACGAACCAATAGAAGTCGATGTCCTGTGTGTTGGTGCCGCCAGGAATCACATACCTGACGGATGACGTAGATGGAGCTGCATCGGCATAATCCAGCGATCCGAATGCGTAGGATGTTCCATAGCAATTCGGCGTAGGTGCCGACGTACTGGGTAAATCAAATACTGTGAACGGTTGCCCTTGCGCGCATCCAGCCGATGCGGCAAAGTCCTGGCTACCTAAGATCGGCATTCTCGCCACTGGCACCTGATTCACCACAATAGCTGCTGCGTCAATGCCGCCAGTGCCTCCCGGAATTGCAGTCAGAATGCCTGAAGGATTCAACAGGACTCCGTTTGCTGTTCCCCTGGCGCTAAACAATACCGGATACGCTGTCGACGTAGCAACGCTGCTCACTCGAAACAAAATAGGAGTGCCGGATGCAGACGATGCAGCTGATTCACTGATTGTTAATCCGCTTTTGTTGGCGGTTGTCAGGAGCCAATTCCATTGCTGGGCCTGATCGCCATTCGATAACGTATTGGGTGCCGATGCTCCCGTAAGCGCGCTAAATACGCTGGAGCCTCCACCGCCACCGCTACCGGGCGAGTAGCACGATGTACTTCCGGCGATACCGAACGCCTTGGCCCCCAGGCCGCCGCCGCTCAACACTCCCGCTGTACAAGTGCCATCATTCACATAAAAGTCTGACCCGGACGCCACTGTGCCCAGCCAGCCGTAATTCACGGCTATGCTGTTCAGTTTCATGTACTGCGTGGTTTGATAGGCGGGCGTGGTTCCGGCAGTGTAAGCAACCCAGAAATATGGGTACTGGCCTAAACTGGCCGGATTCCATGCCGTGAAGCCGGTAGAGTTAACGGCAACCGTGAAGGTGCTGGACGTCCATGCGGAAACGAGACCGCAGCGACCATTAATTTCGTGGGTGGTGTCAAACAGGAAATCCGCAAAGCATACCGTCGCACCGTTTCCGAAGCCGCTGCCGCCCACCGTGCCCGTGTACGTTATTGCGGTGGTTGTGCCCCGCGTCAGATTGGTGACTTGCGCGTTGCCGATGCTGGATATGAAGGTCGCCACATTCATCGCACCGCCCACTGCGTCGACATTGGAGAACACATCAACACCGCTGTTTACAAGCGGATCGGCAACCACGCACGCATCCGATTGGGCCATTGTTGGATCGCCCGTGTTGCGACAACTGATGTTTCTTACGATCGAATTGTGAGTAGTGGACCCGTTGCCTGCCCTCACTCCTACCGGAGTGTTCTCGATCGTCAGATCCTCGGCAACACATTCCTCGCAAACCACAGCATGATCCTGGCCGTCGATAAAGTAGTTTTGACTGACAATACTCCAGTCTTCCGGGGATTCATTGGATACGTTCGTAATGTTGATCCCGTTCAAGAAATGCTTGAACGTCATGTTGCGCCATACATTGCGCACGCCTCCGAACTCGGAGTATGCTGCAGATTCGGCTGTTGTGTCGCAGGTTCCCCCAAGAAACTGGTTTTCATTTCCTACAAAGACCCGAGTGCAGGAAAACCGCATATTGTAATAGTTGGTGTTCACCACAGACGCACCATTGCAGTGATCTATGTCCACGCCGTTGCCGAAACTTCCCGTATCTCCCACGAAAGCATCCCCAACGTTGGAGATGTAGGAATTAGCAATCAGTACATTGCATACGCCACCGCTGTCGCCATATAAGTAAAAGGCATTGGCCTGTGATCCATCTGAACGGAAATTATCAAACACTACTCGATTTACCCGGTCGTTGGCGGGCTCTACATAGTTGTGCGTTCCGATGATCGTATTGTCTGCTCCTGAATTCAGCACAGTTGCCGGACTGTTGAAAATGATCCAGCCTTTTGTGTATTGCGACAGTGTGCCGCTGTTCGTTAATTGAACGTTGTTAAAGATCGGGGCTTTACTATTCTGCTGTAGATAGATGATTCCGTTTCCGCCGCCAGCGCTTCCATATTGGTTGCCATTTTGGTCAATGGTGATATCCGACATTTTGAAGTCCGATAGAAACGTGATCTTCAGTGTCGAGTTGACCGCATCCGTGTTTGCGTCCTTGAACTTTACACCCGCGCCACCCCGAAGTTCTGTGTGATTAGAAATTGTCGGATTGTGTAATCGATATGTATGGTTGGATCGAAAGTTGCATACAAAGGATTGCGCAGAGCATTTCGTCACGGCAGCGGTATCGTCAGTGGTGCCGTCGCCAACAGCGCCGAAATCTTCAACATAGGCGTACTGATATACCTTGGCTTGGGCCGTGATAGTGGTCCCGCCAGTCAAGCCATTGTTAACGTTGATAGACGGGAACGATGGAGAGCCTCCGCATGCTCCCCCGGAATCTGTAATATCAATGTGACCGCCGCTCACCTGGATATTGGCGCAATGGCCGTTACTGTACGATCCCAGCCCCGTCATCATCTGGGTGCCTGTGCCGCTGAGCGTTGTGCCCAGCGTCGTAAGAATGTCGCTCTGGGTGGCCGCGCGCGAGGTCGTTCCGGTAGTGAAGAACATTAATGCGTTATTGCTTCCGGGAGGCGTTACGCCGCCGCCGCCAGTGATTGTGTTGCAGGTAAATAGTCCCGCTGCTAGATCCGTTACCGCGCTCCCTGCTGAACAGTGAACATCCTTTGCTGCACCAAAGTTACTCGCCGAGGAAGGTCTCTGGAAGCCGGAAGGAATCAGATTGGAGCCATCCAGTTGGAGTAGCCCGTTGGCTTGATTGAGAAGCAACGCGCTGATTAAATCAGCGGAGGCCGCGGTACGAGTGCCGTTTCCTGGCCCTGTAGCAAACACGATGCCGCTCACCCCTGGCGCAGCCAAACCTGCCGAACTACCAGCATTGAATCGCGCCCAATCCGTCGCCAGTAGATACCCGTCAGTGCTTCCTGATGCTGCACCCATCAACGAAAGCAAATCGGCGGCTGTAGCTACTCTGGAGCCTCCGCCGGTTGGATCATTTGTTGCGTATACGATCCCGGACCCCGGGGGAACACCTAAGATCGTTTTGTCCAGCAAATTCCAGTTGTAATTGACCGGAACTTGCCATTGAGTGGCCCCGTAGAGCGGAATTTGCAAGTTCAGCCGCGGGGTTGTGCTTTGTATTTGCGCACTACCGGTGACGGCAAATACGAACACAAAACAAGCGAGCAGAATCTTTTTCAAAACATTGATCTCCTGTGGAAACGAGGCAGGGGTCCTTGGGCCGGCAATCCGCCAACGCCGAGGACGTTTCTAAGCTAAAAGCTGAGGATCATGCCGCCTAGCGGTCGCAGGTAATTGTCGTTGCATCCGATAAATTCCTGGATGCAGATAGCATGATTTTGCAAATCCACGCTGCCCGCATTTATGATGTGCGGCGGCCAAGAGAACGTAGATCCGCCAGCGCCCGTATGGATAATAAATCGAACAATCTGGCCCACTTTGTAGTTGACGATGGCGGAACTTGTTGTGTTGCCGCCGAGCGTGAATTCCCAGCCATTCGCTACAGAGGCATCGAACGTCATCGTTGTGCCCCATGTTTGCTGAACTAGGTCCGGTATGACATCAGAATCGGTGCGAATATGCGCCAGAACCGCAGTAAGTGCTACGACATCCGCATCGCTGATTACGTATCCCTTATTCGCCAGGGCATCGCCGAACGCCTTAAGAAATGTACTCCACTGGTAAAAGGCTTTATTGGCTAGCGAAGAAGGAAACGGAGAAGGATCGGTGGCGCCGCCCGTCCGTTGGGCATCCGTAACATACTGGCTATCCGTTTCTTGATTGGCTTGCGTGGGATTCCACTGCAAGACATTATTCGATCCTGCCATTTTGTGCCTTATGTCCAGTGGCCGGCATCGAAGCCAGCAATGAAGTCGCCGTTGGTTGCGCTGAAGCCGAAGATCGGCAGCGGTGCGAACGTATATGTGTACAACACCGTCTCGGGCTTAGGAACGATGTAGCCGTTGCTGATCAGATCCTGAATGATCGAGCTAAACGTCCCGGACAGGATCACCACAGCGCTCATGTTTTGCCCATCCAGAATTGTTATGCGGCCACCAGGGAACAAGGCGCGCCAGATCCCTTGGAGCGAGCCCACCAAGCCATCCCATTGATTCGCCGCTTGCTTCGCTTGCAACAGCAGCCGGTAGGTATTGTCATCCAGTACCGGGCTCACGCTATTCGATGGTTGAAATCCTACCGTGCGGCCGACGCCGATAATCGTACCTATGAGATCAAGCTGATTGCCAACCGCGAGCGACAAATCAAACTGATAATCAAACGTCGCAAGGCAGTCGTTGGCGTCCTGCAACATTTGCAGCAACACGGTAAGCCATGCCAGGAACTGGGGCGATGACTGGTACTGCGATGTGATTACCGCGGCATAGTAGCCAACGGGAAGGCTTTGAATCGGGGCATTCCCGAAAATACCTTCTCCGTACCCACCAAAGCCCCAGCCGTAGTCCGGTTGTTGCGGCATAGCCTTAAACGATCGTGATCACGATGTTGGCGGTAACGCTGCTGGCCACTTCGTAAAACAGCATGTCGATATCGCTTGTACCTACGGGACTGGCCGACGTTCCTGCCGTCAGCGCACGAATCGAGAATAACGGCAACGCCAGATTAGGCGTGGCGCTCATGGCGGATGCGTATAGTGCTGAGATCGTCACGGTCTCGCCGATTTGCAGGCTGTTTAGGTATAGGACCAATGCAGCCTTAACCGCGCTAGTTGTCGCCGAAGTGTACCCAGTGAAGCCGTGAACATCCAATGAAACGTAAATCGGTTGATAGCTCGGTCGATAGAAGCCTATGGCGAATTGAGCCCCTGTGTCGGGGTCGGTAACTGTAACGCTAGTGGTGCCGTTTGTCAGGGCACCGGTGCCCTTGTTCATGTAGATTTGGAGAGCTACTTCCGCATCCGTGCCGCCTTCTACCACGGATGTGATCGAGTGTGGCGGATTGCCTAACCCATCCGTTGAACCAGTGTCATTTTCAAGAATGTTATAGCGCGTTACGTTGGCCGTAGCCGCAATGCGGGCAGCGGTCCCACCCAGAATCGTGCGAGACGGCAGTTGAACAGAAAGCGCCTGGCGCGATCGTAATTGAGAATCTTTTTCAACCGCTTGCCCCACCACCGCCGCAACGCTATTGGTTACCCCGGTCCACCCGCTTGTTTGCGTAACAATGATACTAATCTGGCCGATCGATGCAGCGATGTTCCCAGGCGTTTGACACGATGCGGTCACGTTGATTGTTCCACCTCCGGGAATGGTGACAATCGAGGGAAGCGACCACTGGATACCGTTCGCATCCTGGACCACTCCACCGCTAATCACCGTACCGGATGCGCCCGTTAGCGTAACTTGGCACGTGGATGCTGACGCTGGCTTGCGGGATAAGCCGTTGCATTTCACGATTCCATCGAGGGCGGCGCCCACAGCGAAGGCTGGCGAGCGGCCATTGTAGGCAAGCTGAATTGCTTGCAGATTGTCATTCAGCATCAGCGCGAATGCGGTGATTAGCTGGTAATCCGAGGCATCTGCTGCTAAATAGGATTGTTGTCCATAGATCAGTTGATATTTCGCAAGCAGATACGCCTGGATGTCCGCAAACTGAGACACCACCAGTCCCTGCGGACCAATAAAGGGAGCAGTATAGGCCATTTTGAGTTAGCTGTTTAGTGGCGCAATCCGTAGCCCTGGACCCAGGGAAACGCTAATCGGGCCGAACTGTGTTCTCACCATGCACGAAAACGAGAACGCTCTCGTTGCTGGGTCCCATCCCGTGGAAGCGCTAGTAATGCTGGTGACAAACGGCGTGCTGCGAATCCGATTTTGCAGGATGAAACTTACGGCCGTAGGCTGTCGGCCGGCGCCCGGAGCACCCAGAATCTTTTGAAACATTGGCGTGCCGAGATTGGCGTTTTCAAACCATTCACCCATCAGCAACAAGAGGCGTGTTTTAATGATTTGGGCCACCGCTTCGATGTCGCTGATGAAGTTTGCCTGACCGTTTCCGTTGAGCGGCTCCCACGTTACCGGATCGAGCTTTCGCACGGTGATCGATGGCATGTGATAATTACAAGAGCAATAGGAGTTATTTGCTAACGATGGCGAGATTTTGCGAGCCGACAAACAAACAACAAACCAACTGGCGTAATTGGGTTGCCTCACGCCCCGAATGCGTCAGGAAGGTGGCTGAACGCTTTGAACCCTGGTCACTTTACCGGCTAAAGGCTACCGGTCAACGAGTAACCGTGTTTTCCTTTTGGCAGACTAAGGAAAACATCGTCACGCTAACAGTGAATGTAAGCGGGAAATTTAATGCTGTGGCACTTGAACGCCAGGTGTCCTGCATCGATCCATCGGATTTAGAGCCATGCGATCTTCCTTCGCCTGAAGCAATTGAGTTTATGGAATCGTTCCGGGCGTTTCTGGAATCGTTCCGGGCATCCATCCCGTCACATGGTCCCAACTAAAACCAAGACATGCTACGCCTGCCAATGCTCGCGACCGTTTGGCTACTGACTACCGGACTGCTTCTGTCTCAACCGTGCCAACCTGACACCAAACCTGCCCTGGTTTTCAAACCCGTCAAGCCATTTCCTGTAGATCGCTGGGCGGCCTGTTGCCTTCCGTCGATACGGATTCCATGCTCAACCGCGATGCCCGTGTAAGTATTGCGCTGACTGTTGGCACCGACGGCTCGGTGACCGCAGCGCGAGCGATACATGAGAAGTCGGTATGCTTTGTACCGATGACGGATTACAGGACAGACATCCGTTGTCGCAATGCAGCCGAGCGGCTATCTGAAGCCTACGTCCTAAAGTGGCGCTTTCGGCCAGCGACCCATTGCGGCCACCCTATTCCGTTTAATGGCGTGGCGACTGTCAATTACGGATCATTCGCAACCGATTAAAACACTGGCCCGGAATTACTGCCGCCCGTGGATACTCCAGAATGGAGATGAGTCAAGAATGTTTTGTTCTCGATCTTCGTACTGCCCGCTCCCGTTATGTTGACGTGAGACGTTCCGGTGATATTGATTGTGTCTGCTTCGATCGTGGCCGTCCCGGAAGCGTTTACCGTTACGTTGGGCGCTGTCAGAGTGATTGTGTCACCGCTTAGATCAACCACCACACTGCCATCATTTTTTTTGATTTGCAGTGAATTGGCGGAATAGCTGCCGCCCGGTAATTGCTTTTGACTGTACGGCCTTAGAATCGCGAATCCATCCGCGATGTCATGGCGCCGCTGCTCGAGTTGGGTATTGTTGACCCCGCCGTTTTGCCACCATGAGTCCATGCACATATCCGCAAAGATCACCAGACATTCAGAGCCTACGATGTTGGGAAACGTGATGGTGTAGTTTAGATCCCCAGGTAAGCACAGCGGCACATCAGCCAATAGCGGCAAGTTGACTGTTACCTGTTCGCTTTGCCACACCTTGCCGGCTTGTGCTGTGATGACGGGCACTTGCTCATTCAAACAGGGCTGAACGGTAACCGTCATTTTGTCTGAATCAAATGATTGGATCACCCCAGGCACCATCACCCGAAGCTTAAAGGCTAGTGCGCTTAACGCCTGACTCCATCGATCTCCAGACGTGGTTAGCCGTTCCTGTAAACTTGGCCCAACGCCCATCTAATAAGCCTTATTGTTCAGGAAGCTATTCCAAAAACTCCACGTCATCGCCTGAACCTCGGTAAACCATTCCGTACCATACGTGTCTCCGCAGTGGCGTATCTCGGTCACGATATATAAGCCGTCCTTATCCAGCCGCGAAGGAAATTGGCCGGGGGTCATCTGTAGCTGCCGGATAGCGGACATGTCCAACTTAACCAGTGTTTGCACGGTGATGTCGGAATCCATCTCCACCCGAAAACTCACGCCTTCCTGCGTTTGCTGGGGTGTGCCGATCAGCGTCTGCTTGGTAAGGCCAGTGGTGCTTTGGGACTGGGGAACATTTGAAATCAGCGGTGGCGCATACACGATATCCGGTATCGCGCTTACATCGAATTTCCTCGGACTCAGATTCAACCCCTTGGGGCCGAAGTATGTCGCGAAACCGTTGTCCCTAGCCATCTGATCGAAGTAGTCCTTAGGTCTTCCGAAGATGGCCTTGGAGCGCGGCAGAACCGTTTTGCTTAACAGCTCTTTGTCCACCTGATCGATAGCGATGACGTTGTGGGCGCGCGCGGCGATTTGGCTAACAATGTCCTTTTGCGTAGCTTGTGGGCCATGAGGGTAACTGACGAAATTCATCAAGTACGGCATTCCCACCATGCACCGCAATGTGAGCGCATAGGTTGCGCCGTCGATCTTCTCCCAGAGCGGCTGAAATACTTCGCCCTTGAAGATCAGGTTGGCCGCGGTGTTGAAGTTCTTTTTGTACCCAGCGCTTACGCTTACCGTGTCGCCCTGATTGATTATGTATTGCTCAGTCGTCTCCGTAAGATTGTAGAGCGTGACATCTCCCCACCAAAGGTAGGAGCCAAACTTCTTGATGATGTCAAACGTTACCTTGAGTGGATACTGCTCTCCGACACTGGTTATATCCAGCGTTGGCAGATTGCTGTTTTGCGCTGCCGCTATCGATACCCGCCAGGCACGAAGATAGAGTTGGCTATCCGTTGGCTGTGCATAAGAACCCATCGGTGTTTACGATGTCGGCGTGTCATCCCAGATCAACAGAAAACTACTTCCCAATGACGAGATGCCAGGATAGTCCAGCGGATAGCTGCTGGCGTTAATCAGTTGGGCGCTGCCAATATTCAGATAGGCGTGCTGCGACAGGATATTCGCCGCCGGCCAATCCCCAGTGACGCATGGCAAGGAGTCTAACAACGGATTGCCATTTTGGTCGTTGATCGTCATCCACCAATACTGCGCCATATACGCAAAGCGCAGCGTGATTTGCAGTACCGTGATGCCGCCATCGATATTTAGAGATAGCGTAAACGTCTGTACCGGCGCGGATGTGAGCGGAACGACTTGTGCTGGCATTCGCTTTTAACCCGGAGGGGGCGGCAGTTCCGGCAATCCTAACACAGTATTGCTAGACCACGAACCAGCATAGGGCACGGTGGTGGTTTGGCCAGTCACTTGATGCTGCGCTACGATTGCCGGCGACGGTAAGTTTGGCTGCAATGCCCCTACTGGCGTGGCTTGCGTGTCTTGCGGGCGAGCGGATACGGGATTCGCGCCAGACTGATCATCGCTATTAAAGGAGACTGTGGAACTGACGGCCGCGATAGTCGCTATTTGAATTTGTCGAAAGGTGACGATAGCCCTAAGACCATGCAATGTCCGGTTTGTATCGGACGTTTGAATAGACTCAATCACCATGCTTGGAAAATTCTTTAGCCGCGTGGTGACACTCAGTATCTGACCAGCTTCTTTTAGATCCAGAAGTTTTTGATACGCCGATACACTTTTCGACGGGTTGCTGCTCCATTGGCCAGGATAGTAGCTATCCATCGCGTCACTCATGCCGATATCGAGCGTCAAGCGCGAGGGCAGGTTGATCACATGATCGCTAACAAACGCGCCCGATTGGGAACCCTGTATTGGGAAGTCCGTTATCCTGTTTTCCTCAGCATGCTCGGCGCGTAGAATGGCATCAAACACAAGCACTTCTGGATCAAGTGCCTTTCCGCTATTCGGGTCCGGTGCTGGTGCGGGAACAGTGATGGCGGTAACCGCTGGCTGATTCCATGTAGGCGGGCGCCATGTTCCAATCAGCGGGAGAATACTGGCCGGATTCTCCGCTGTCGTGCTGGCTATCGAAAAAATCCCGAAAAGTAAACTTGCCATACTTTTCTTACCAGGCCGGTGCGAGGTTAACTAAATCCATCCGTGTTTGCTTTGCCATCGCATCCCGCACCGCGTCATAGGCCGCACGATGCACATCTTCCGTCGAAGCTCCCGGCTTTGTCACATAAACGTTGACGTCCCCGTTCATATTCACGTCGCCACTACGAGAACTGTTCTCGCTTTGGTTATACGTATCCCCGGCTTGGCTGTAGACATCGCCCGCGTAACTGTTAGCCGTGTCTGGAGCCTTGTCCTCCTGGTACGTCTTGGCGTATTGCTGCATCAAGCTTTCAACGCTAGCGATGTACTTCACGGTTTCAGATGGGAGGCGCGACTTGCCCACATATCCTGGCCCGGCGTTGTACGCGGTAAGAACGTCTTCCAGATTGCCGTGGTACTTCTCGATTAGTTGCGATAGAAGCTTCACGCCGCCGATGATGTTCTCTTGGGGGTCATTGGGATTGACGCCAAGTCCCTTTGCCGTCTCGGGCATCAACTGCATTACGCCCAGTGCGCCAGCAGAACTGTGGAGCACGTTGCCGGATGAGTCGTACTGCTTTCGCCCGCTCTCCTGCTGGGCTATCGCCAGCGCCAGTAATGGATTGACGCCGAACTTCTTAGCTACTGAGGCAATGAGATCCGCACCGATGGGCTTACCGGCGTTTAGGTCTTGACCTTCCCGTGCCGTGTACAGATCCTGACTGGTAGATCCGGGGAATAGTAGCTCCTTCAATTTGCCTATCGACATCCCGATGCCAGCACCGCCAGCGGCTCCGACTGGTGCGCCGATCGCAGCGCCGATGCTACCCCCGATAGTTGCGCCTATCGCTGTACCAACTCCTGGAACGATACTGCCGATCGCGCCTCCAGCCATGCCGCCCAGTGCGCCGAGCACGGCTGAACCCACCGGAACCCCGCCGATCGCGCCGAATATGGCACCTGTTTGTTTAGTGAAGTCCCCGGCCGCTTCACTCAACTCTTTAGCAGCATCCTTAAAGTGACCACCCGCACCGAGAATCGCGGCATTAGCCAGATGGGCTAGCAGTTTTTCCGCTACCACCATCCAATGAACAAACGTGGCCATCATTGCTACTGAGTCCTGTATGGCGGTTCCTAATTTCTCAAAGCTGAATTGTGCGCCGCGAATCGAGTCATCCCCGGTGAGCAGCGAAACCAGATTTGTGAATACCGTACCTAGTTCCTTCAGTCCTCCGCCGATTTCCTCAACTATCAATCCAAAGTGTTTGAGAATCGGGAACAGGAATCTGGCGATCTTATCGGCTATTTCCGGCAGATTATCGACCAGCCAATTGGTCCATCCCTCTAGCTTGCCTTGCAGACTATCGATCGAGTAGCCCAGCTTTTCAAACAGCCGGGATACCAGCGCCTGCCCCAGATAGGTGAAGGTCACCCGCAGATTGGCAAATTCCATCCGCAGGTTCCGAATGCCCTTCATGTTGGCTTCAAAGTTGATGCCCAGATTTTGCTGGAGCCGATCCTGAAGATCGATCATCTTCTCGAAGCGTTCGTGCAGTTCCGGGTCCCAGGCGATCTCCTCCATGCTCGCGCCGAGTTGCTCTAGTGCAATGCTCAGTTTTTTCGCGGCTGGCTGGGACAAGAACATCCGTTCGCCGAATAGCCGATACTGCTGATCGGCCATTGCCACCTTGTCGGCAAGTCCAACCACGGCGCCGCTAATCACGCCAAACGCCGATGTGATGGCAAACTGCCACTTCATCAGGTTCTTAGTAATACCCGACGTGTGATGGTCTACAGCGTCGCTGGCATGGCGCAGCGCCTCCTCAAAGTGACGTTGCGATGCCGTGTCGACGGCAAAGCCCAACGAGGCTAGATAGGATGTAATGACTTCAGCCGACATTGCGATTTAGGTTTGATAATTCCCTTTGATGGCGGGACCATTCTCGAATACGGCGTTCGTTTTCCTGCTTGACATCCAATGCTTCGTGGATATCCAGCAGATCGAAGAAATCATACGTGCCGTCCAGCAGTTCCCGGTGCAACCACATGTTTGCCATTACCGGCCGCCACGTGAAAGCGTTTAGGCTTGGGAAGTCGACGGGGTGGAATCCGGGGAGATGCTCTCCATCAGTCCTCTCAACCCCTCGCCTTGAAAAAAAGGGGCTAGATTATGCGTGATCGCATGGACGGAAAGCGCCATCACCAGCACGATGTTATCTGCTACTTCCGGCATCAGCCATCGGTTAGGCGGCTCAAACAACGGTATCGGTTGACCATCCACCAATTTGCGGCACACGCCTAGCGCCTTCTGTTGGATCAGCCGCATGGTGTCAGGGTCAAAATCCCCCACCCTCATCAGTACGCGAAAGATGCGAGCAAACGGGTCGTCCGTTGCTTCTACCAATATCCCCTCGGTGATCTTTGGCAGCAGCCGCATCATGATCCACGACCCGTCAAACGGATTCATGGCGCCTACTTGATACTCTTCCCCGTGGATAGTGACGTTCTTTGTGCGTTCGTGCTGTTTCACTTCTCTCCCTATCGCGTGATGCTGCTAGCGGCCATCAGCGTCCATGTGACCATCCCGCCGCTTGCGGCATAGCTCTTGTCGGGAACCTTCTGTGGCGATATACCGGTGATCGTGTGTGTGACTCCATCGGTAATCGAGAACAGGATAATGCTCGCCGCAGCCCAATTGCTAGGATCGCCGTTGTCGGCCGATGTTTTTGTGAAGTTAAACCAATTCAGCAGAAACGAGTGAATGCTACTGGTTTGCTGGGCTTCAATCGTAACGGTTCCATTGTCACCGGCGATATAGGAAACCATCACGCTGCCATCAGCGGCCACGCTATGCTCACTACGTTCCGTTGACATACTGATCGTGATCGCTCCGCGGCCCACGTTAGGTCCGGTGATCATGTATACCCCGACGTCAGGGTGCTGAAACGAACCACTAAGAGATTCGGCGGAATAAACGGTCATAGGGAGACATCTCCTGCTCTTTTACTTTCTTCGGGATTAAATGGGAAAAGGGATGCGGGAATTACCGCTGAACGTACACGCCCACGGTGATCGAATGGACAGCGCCCGCTTCACACAACGTCACATAGATCGGCATGGACTTTCGGGCTTGGCGATCGCTGGTAGATTGCTTGCTGTAGCTTTCTGACTGCACCAAGTAGCCGTTGGGTAGCGCCTGCCCTGGCAGTAGATTCAAAACCTGCTGGCCTTCCCATATGGCGGGAGCGATAAACCCGCGAGTTACGGCTCTGTCGCACGCTCCGGCAACCACTGTGATCAACTGCGATTGGCCGCTATTTGTCTGAGGAATCGAAGGGGTGCTGGTCAACAGGTTTACCAGTGAGTACGTAATGTCGGAAGCCAGCATGTCCAGCGCCAGCACTTCATCGAAGTACTGACCGTTGGCCATCTTGCCCTGCTCAATCCACGTGTAGCTGCCGTTGGCGTAGGACACAAGAACGTTTCCGTTGAGTGCTTCAATGGCGGCGACTTCGGATACCGTCAGTGGTTCAGGAGCAACACCTGCGATGTCCTTAAACTTCATCGTGAAGTAACTATTGGCGAGCCCCGTGTTGAGGCCCATCGCTCGGCCCATGAATCCCGCGGCAGCGTAGGCGTTGTCCGGATATGCGCTGCCTTGAGTTGTGGAATATACGCTCAAGATACGACCATATCCAGGCGTTTGTAGTTCGGCCAGTACCGTACTGTCGCTCACTGTTGCGATATAGCTACTATTGGGAGTTACCCCTTGAACCCAAGCGCCGATGGCTAATTGATCATTGTCAACCGCTGTTGTGGATACGGCTGCCCACCAAAATCCATTAACGTTGCGGCATGCTTGCAGCGCCTGGAGTGGCGTTTCCCCAACTGCGGTGATATCAACTTTAAGCCCGCTGCCTGTTCCGCCAGTGGTGGTCAGCGCCGATGCTACTGAGTATCCGGTGCCTTGCGTGATGATCAGTAGTCCTGTTACTACGCCGCTCGATCCAATCGTAGTGACCTTAGCGGTACATCCGCTCGCGCCGCCTTGGACGACCGTCACGGTATCGCCTACTGCGTATCCGGTGCCGTTTAGTACATCTGGCGACAGCGTGAGAACAGCCGTAGTGTCCTGCAACCCGATCCACAACGTTACCGGGGCTGGTGTCTGGCCGAAATATTCCTGTGCCGCCAAATACTCGGGCGCACTGCTGCCGAAATCCGATAGCACCGCGCTGAGCGTGGCATACTGCCGTACCCGTTCGGCATTGGTGATAATCGGGGTGTTGCCAACGATCAGCCCTTGATTAAAAGTGGGGGTTGCTGGTGCCACCGCCCCAAGTTGGACAGATACATCAACGACTAGAGATAGAGGTAGCGATGGAGCAGCCATGTGAAATAGCCCTTTCTATTCAGGGAAAACTGTTAAATGGAACATTCCCGCGATTGCGGGCTTTTTACTTACTGGTTTGCGGTTACCGTGAAATCGGCAACTATACCGTCTGCTGTTTCGAGTATCACTTCGGAACTGGCAATGGACGGCGTAACAATCTGCGCAGTAACTTGTTCATTCAGGCCCAGCGCGAAATCGGCCCTATCCCACCATTGAGCGTTATACTGCTCCGGAGCAAAGGCGGGCCTGTCTGGATTGGGAACAATGTATAAATTGCTGGCCTGAAGCGCTTCCTGGAACCAATCGAGAAACATCACGTCGCTGATAACACGGGCATGATCAAAAGCGTTTGGCCCATAGAATGTCATCCCCAAGCGCCATGTCCGCTGATACGTGATGGTTTGCAGCACGCTGATTTCATCATTATGGCTGTAGAGAATGTCTCTGTATTTGCTATACAGCAGGTTTTCTTCGATGGCGCGCAGAAAGCAAATGTCCTGATCGATATTCCAATCCGGCTGCCCGTTTACGGGCCACTCTAACCGCACATTCGCGGGCGTTTGCGGATCAGTCAAACTCATTCCCATCGCCTGCGCCACTATCGGTTGCAATATCGTCATCACGCCACGCGGCGAAAGCGCCGACGATACAAGCACGCGACCCAAAGGCTGAGTGGTAGAGGTAGTCATTCTGCTATAGGTCTTTTGCCGGTCCGGTCCGAATAGCTACCGCTTCCCAGTAGCCGTTCTCGGACCAGTTTTTGACATCTTCGACGCGATAGTGCTGGTCTTGCCAGTGAATCACGTCGCTGATTCCGGCATTGTTTCCCGCATGGGTCCGGTAAATCTGATCAGTGCAAAACACTACGATCGCCCCAGTGACTCTATCCCCTTCCGGCACTCTGTCAAGATGTTCCGGTTTGGCTGGTTGAATCACTCCCCATAACGTGAGATCTTCCGTGGTATTCTCCCATCCGCCGAATACGTAGTGGCCGCTCGATCGGTGGACGGTAAACGTTTCGGCAAAGTCGGGATCGTTGACAATATCGGAAACATCAATCGCCATGGTGAACTAGTTTTGATGGGCAATGCACATGAGGCCACCACCGGAATTTACCGCGCCTGCTCCGGTGCCGTTGGCCACCGTCACGGTAATGCTATGCCCGTCGCCGCTCTGCACCAGGTTGATGATATTGGGGAATCCCGCAGAGTTTAAAAAACTGCATGTGCTGGCGTAGCTGCTCGAGAATCCAACAGGCCAGTTAACCGTCGCTGAGCACGTAGAGTACGCGCCTGATCCCGTAACGCAGCCGCCAACGGTAGCCGATTGAATATTGTTAGCGAAAATATGCGGGGTGGTAATCCCGGTTGTTGCCACGACACGCGACAAATTCAACACCCCTATCGAGTCCATAAATGCCACAACGGTATTGCTTGTGGCGTCAATCCAGTTCCAGCCTCCACCGCCCGACCCCTTGCTGTTCACAAAATCCGTTTCACCAATACCGCCCATTGACCATCCGATGTATGCTCCCTGGGTGGAAGCTGCGCCTACGGTTGGCCCCTGCGCCGCTAGGACCCACTGGAACGTGTTGGGGATCGGTATACAGTTTGCGTTGCCATTCGATTGGACGCCAGTCGACAACGTACCGGAACACTGCGAAGGGGTTGCAGCCAGACGTGTTGCTGTGGCCGCGTTTCCGTTTAATGAACCTGTCATCGCAGCAGCTACTACGCTTGTAGCGGCTAATGAGTTGACTGTCAGCACGCCCGTGTTGGACAGCAACATAATTGCAGCGCCTGGACTATTGGCTGTGCCGTTGTACCAATTAAAGCCACCGTTTCCGCTTGTGCGGACATTGAAGAAATCGC